CCGTGATAATGTCAAAACTCGAGAGGGTGAGGGTGCTCACCGTGTTGGCGAAAAAGGTTTGTGGGTGAAAGTTGAACTCGAACTCAATCTTCTGACGGTGGCACGCACACGCGGGGAAGTAGGGTCTGTTTGGTTGATTCGATTCGTATTCATCAGAGGCAAACTTTCGAGAGAAGAACATGTTGATGGGCACCACCACCTCCGAGCTGTACTCGGCGTAATTGTTCGAGACTTCCGACGTGTCAAACGCCAGGGTTCGGTTCAACAGGAACCTGTTTGCCACTTTTTCAGACATTTCAGTGTACAGTTCGTCGTAGATGATGCCCCAATCACCCCAGAAGGTTTCCACTTCAAGTTCGTCGACGAACATGCGGACGTGTGAGAAGATGTGTCTGCCCACCTGGTCCGCGTAGTTTTCTCCCACGGCGAGCGCGGGGAGGGTGAGACGGACGAACATGTTCGAGAGAAGGTCGCCCATGCCACTCTGTGGGTTGAACTGCACTTTCACAGATTCCCCGAAAGGCCACGAAGGTCCGCGATTTGTCGGAGGCCCAATGTTGCGATGTCTGTGAAACTTTCGGAAATTTGAGTGTTGCTTTAGATTGTAATTAAAAAAACTGTCCTCTGGGTTCTTGGACAGGAGATAGGTGTCCTGTTTGCCGATGGCACTGAGTGCGACGTGTGCCGCTTCACCCATACTTATTGTAGACTCATAATTTTTTAATGTCCGCGTGCCACATGTCGACGTGGGTCATCTTCTTCAAAGCCACGAGTTCTCGCTCTGCCTGCGCCGCCTGTTGCATCAGCTCCTCCACGGCTTCTTCCGTGTACTGGTACGTGCGAATGTTTAAGAGGTAATCGAATTTGCCATCAATCATGGGAAAGTGTCGAATCATCTCCCCTTCGAGGTCCGCTCGCTTGCGCTTGAATACACGGAGTTTTCCGTCGACCACCATCTTCACAAAGAGCGCTTTGTGGGTGCACAGCCGTGCGTTCTTCTCACACTCCGCGATGAGATGGGCCTTTCGTTTTTTGTAATGTTCCAGTCGAATGTGTACAAAATCTGAAAGGATTTCTTCGGGTGTCTCGTACTTGTGAATGCCTTTGACCGGGTGGAACAGGTGCATGTTTGACGTGTGAATGGTTTTTCTCAATTTGAAATCCTTCGTTGGATCATCGCCCGTGTACCCACTGATGACGAAGTGCACGTCCTCCACTGTGGATTTGTTCGTGTATCCTGAGATGACTTTTTTGTCCACGAGGTCGTCGAGGTGTTCTTTGAAATCTTGGGTCCACCGGCCTGGGGGCAACTCGGAGACCACGCCGTGTGTGTAAATGCCATCCGCCACCCACGAGGTGTCGTCTTTTGTGATGGTGCCTTTGAAACCTCTGTAATAGGGGCGCATCTCCACGAGAGGGAGACCACGAATTGCGCGTTCCAGGTTTTGCACAATGTCCATCGGGTTGAATGGTGGCACCGATGAACTGAACCCAGTGCCGATGCCTTCCGTGCCGTTGACGAGGACCATGGGTATGACGGGCACGTAGTACTCGGGTTCGATGCGGCGACCGTCGTCTTCCAGTGTGTGCAGCACGGGTTCGTCCAGGGGGTGGAACACCTTTCGCGCCTCTGGTGCCAGTTTCGTGAAGATGTAGCGCGTCTGTGAGGCGTCTTTGCCACCCATGAGACGGGTACCAAACTGCCCACACGGGACGAGCATGTTGATGTTGTTCGAGCCCACGTAGTCGTTCGCCAGCTTGACGATGGTATCAGCCAGAGAGACTTCGCCGTGGTGGTACGCACTCTTGTCGGCCACGTACGCGGCGAGTTGAGCCACTTTCATTTCATCCTTGAGGTTTTTGTGGAAACATGCAAAGAGGACCTTTCTTTGAGATGGTTTGAGGCCGTCGGCGACGTGTGCGATGGACCGTTTCAGGTCAGCCATGGAAAAGTTCACGAGGTCTTTGTGGACAAAGTCCGTGATACCGAGACGCGAGATGTTTCCGTATGGGATTTCCAGTTGTGATGTGTCTTTGAGAGAGGTGTCCAGCAGCCACGTTTTTCGGTCATCCGCCTTTTTCTTGTCAAACGCAAGTGTCATGGATTCATCCGTCATGGTGTCCACATCGAATTTCACCACCAACTTTTCAATGTTTCGAAAATATTCACGAGCCTCTTGTGATGTCGATGTTCCCAAACCCTTGTAGTATTTTATTTTCCAGTTTCCATAGACATTCTTGGCGTACCAAACTTTGAAAGCGTAGTCGGTGTAGAAACTCAACGTGTCTTTCCCTTTGGTGGCTTTGATGATTGGCGTGACCATGCTCTCCACAAAATTAATTTTGAGAAGAGATGGCCAGAAGAAATGAAACATGTTGAGAAGAAGACCTTTGATGTGCGAGCCATCGTGGTCGGCATCGGTCATGATGAGCAGACGACCATAGCGAAGGTCCTTGACGTCTTCGTAGTTTTTGCCCTGCTGCAAACCAAGGATTTTCTTGAGGTCGCTAAACTCTTTGTTTTCAGTCAACGCTTTCACGGATGCATCTCGAACGTTTTTACACTTGCCACGAAGCGGGAAGACCCCGTAGTAGTCTCGACCGACCACGGAGAGACCTGCGATGGCCAGGGTTTTGGCAGAATCACCCTCGGTGACGATGAGCGTACACTTGTGTGATTGCGCCGTGCCCGCCTTGTTCGCATCATCCAACTTTGGGATGCCCGTGATTTTTGACTTTCTCGCACCTGCATCCGTCTTTTTCAATTGTTGCATCTCCTTGTACCTTGACATGGTGGTGAGCTCTTCCTGAATACCCGAACGGAGCGCAGCTTTCACGAAGGTCTTCGGCGCTTCGAAGCGACTGCCAAAGTCGGCCACTTTCGAGGTGCACTCAGATTTCACTTGCGAGGAAAAACACGGATTTTCCAAGGTGGCTTTCACGAAGATGAAGAATGTATTTTTGACCTGTTGTGGTTTGAGTTGAATTTTTTTTGAGACTTCATCGATGATGGAGGCCGCCACCTGCCCCGCGGCGTGGTCCACGTGGGTGCCACCCTTGGTGGTGCAGATGCCGTTCACGAAGGAGACTTGTTCGAAACCGTCTTGTGATGGGGCGATGCACACGGACCATCGGTCGGTGGACACACTCGCGATGGCGTCTGTTTGTGTGTACATCTTTGCATACTTGTCGAACGACATCTTCGGCAGAGACTCGCCTTGAAACTTCACCTTACAGTTGGCACTGGTACATATGTTTGAGTCCCACACACGTTTTTGAAAAATTTCATAAATATCATCCGTCATCCCCTGCATACCAAATCTTTTCCAGTCTGGCACAAAGGTGATGCTCACGACTGAGGTGGCACCTTGAAATTTTTTAATCTTTGGTGGGGCACATCGTGTCATATTATTGGCCCAACTTTGAGTATACAGCAATTTGTTTTCACCATCTTTAATTGTAATCTCAAAGTGCGAGGAATAAATGTTCGCCAGCTTGGCACCGTAGCCGTTCCGTCCACCGACGATCCGTTTCTGCGTGTCGTCGTAGTTGGTGCTCGTGAGAAGGTGTCCAAAGGTGAGCTCAGGGTTCCAACACCCCTCCGTCGGATGTTCGCGCACGGAGATACCCCCGAGAGGGCCGTTGTTGGAGATGGTCACGGCACCCGTGGTCTTGTCCAGATCCACGAGAATAGTCGTCACGCCCTTCGGGTACATGGAGTTGCGATCGATGGCGTTCACGAGAATCTCGTCAAAGATTTTCAACAACGCCGGGCTGTACTGCACACACTTTTTCACGAACGCATCGCCGTCGAGCACCCAGTATTGTTCCCTGCTCTGTTCTACGGGGCCCACGTAGCTGTCGGGTCTCTTGAGGATGTGTTCGATGTGCGTGAGTTTTTGAATGTGTTCACCCATGACTCGCGTCGAGAAGTGACGCCTTTCACGACCACGTCTTGACGTAGTTTATAATGTTTGTCAAATTATCGCGATACATACCATTTATTTCCTGGTCCGTATAGTTTCGTGATGTTTTGAAGAATTTTTTGAAAACATTCATGATATTTTTTAGTTCATCGGTGTCTTTTGATATGTTTTGCGCGAGTTGATTGTATTTTTTCTCCTCTTTTTTCAATAATTTTTGGTTTCCCACATACCCCATGATGATGACGAGTTTATTTGCCTGTGCTTTTTGGCGTTTGACTCTTTTATGAATCGTGTCCACTTTATTTCTAATTTTTCCTAAAATAGCATCCACTTTTTCTTCTCGGGACATGTATTTACATATGTGTGATATAAAAAAATTTGGGCATCCCTTTGAGCCAGGTTTGCAACTCTTCCAAAGTGACACTCAATGGTTTTATTCTAGATGCACGTATTGTAGCGCGACCAATCTCTCTATCACGAAGCACCTTTAATGGTACAGGTTTATATGTGAAAAAGCAATACGTGCATACTCTGCGCATCCTTTTGCCAATGTATTTGAGGTACATCCTATTCATAAACAAGGGGATGGGATTGTAGATGAATCTATAGTGATAATAGGCGAGTATTTCGTAGCAGTTTTCAGGTTCGGGTCGCAAGTCGATGGGGTTCGAACACAGGAAACATTGATGGTGCCAAGAAAAAATCATCACTTTTGATTTATTACATCATTAATTCCTTAAAAGACACGAGGACGATGTCGTGTTGGTCGAAGATGTCCACGAGGTCTTCCCAATCACACGATTCCACGCTACACTCGTCCACTAAGAGGACGTACTTGTGCGTCGAGTCTTCGCTATCTGGAATTTTGCGCTCGAGGTCTCGAAGGACGTGTGGGTACTCCTCTCCGAGGTACGGACAGACGTCCACGAACAAGGATGACCCATCACCACCGAGGTCGTGGGTGATGATTAATTCCTCCGGGTCGTCATCCTCCATCACGAAAGAGATGTTCCCGTTCGAGTGGAAATCACCGTAGTTTTCTACGAAATTCTTACACGACTCGGTCGAATACACCAAAACATTGCGCGCCGTGTCAATGCCGATGTCCCAGTCACCGTTTTCGATGGTGGTTACGATTTCATTCAGGTCGTGGTCCGTCTCGAGATCTCGGGTTTTCCAGACGCGACGTAGGGTCTTGTCGGTGAACTTCGGCGACTCACTCTCTCTCTCCATAACCTTTTGGAAGAGGGCGTTGGCGTACGCATCGCTGAGGAAAAGGTTTTTGAGGTAGTTGTGCTTGAAGGACATCGTCGGTACTCTGGTGAAATAATGGTGGTTTTCTTTATGTAATCGAAATGTTATTAATCACTGACCAGTCTACGTGTTTCACATCGGACCCACAGAGAAGATGTGTGTGTTGTACCGGGTCCACGTCCTCGTGGTCGAATCCCAACTCCTTGGACCAGTACGGAGCCATGTCCGGGGTTATATTTCGTGGAAGAACGTCTCCGTACTCCCGACGCAAGCGACGGCGGAGGTGGGTGGCGAACCCGTGCCCGTGCACCCGCGTCTCGAACCACTCGAGTGTGGCCATCGTGGGACTCACCCTAGACACTTGTGCGTATGCTAAGACGAACTGGCCATATTTATCTAATGTTTTCTTCTGTTCCACCGAGAGCACCCGTTCATAGGGGTCACCTGGGTGAATTTTGAGTACGTGGAGGGTCTCATAATATGGTAAAATGTCTGGTCTATGTTTTTGAATAAATTTATAAAAATCTCCATGATTCAAACCGTGGCACTGTTGAATGTGCATCTTCCCCTTTTTTTCAGTTTACAATGCATTAAAAAAAACTGGGGCTTATTTTAGAAGATGTACCTCTACCTCCTCCTCGTGGTGTGCACAGGGTGCATCGTCGCCCAAAACGCGAGACGGGGGAAGACGAAGACCATAGACACGTTGATGAAAAGGTCCGCGAAATACGCGACAATGGCGCAACAGGACGGGTCCCCCTTACACAGCGTCGTCCACGCGAATCACGCGATGGCCTACCTCACGGCGGCGAAAGACATCGCCTCCGAACAGGAGATTCACAACGCGACCGGCATAGACTTGCAAGAGTTTAAAAAACGAGTCTACGGGGTGCAGAGTGAGGTGACCCAGAGAACGTTGGAAAAATGCCCTCAATTTAAAGGGGACGTCGACCTGTACCTCACCGCCATAGCCGAAGGGTAAAAAAATAGTAGGTATTTATTATGGAAAAGTACAAGTGGTTACGTCGGAACATCGCGAATGCGAACAAGAAGACGCGCGAAGCCATGAAACTCATCGATAGGGCCCCATCGACTGCGAACAAGTACCTCGACGGCGACATCAACGTGCACATGTTGCGTCAACAGATTAACATGAAAGGGCTACTCGTGCGAATCTCCCCACCCGTGTCCCCAAAGAGACCGAAACAGGGGACTTCACCCATAAAGATACCAATTAAGAAGAAGACGCGTAAATAATATAAGATGCATCATGCACATCGTGCGTGACGCCTCGTGGGACCGAATGCTCAACGACGCACAGAAGCATTACGGAACCACGGACGTCTCCGAACAGTGCGTGCGTCTCGCGAACGCGACGTGGCGGTGTGTCGCAAAGGCGCGCGAAATGCGTGAGCAGAGGTCGGCGCGTAGCGTGTCCGTGCTCACGTCGGCGTCCTCGGTATCGACCAAAAAAAAGAGGATCTCCGCAGGTGGGTTTTGTCAGGGGAAGACCAAGTCGGGGCAGTCGTGTAGATTTAAAGCGAGTTGCAATGGATTTTGTAAAAAGCACATTACTCTTTGATTTTTATTAAAATAAGTTGATGAAACTTGATGTCGGGACGTTCCTCTTTGTGCGTGTGCATGCGTCGGTCGTATACGGAGATGGCGTGTCCACGAGTCTCCAGTGCGCGCAGTGTGTTCCCCCCCAGATATGAGTATCCAGTGGCGGTGTACAATATATCATCGTCGTCCAAGATGTCATCACGCCGCACATAAATGCGCAGACTCGTGGTGTGTTCGACGTGTCCACTATCGTACACCTTGGTTTCGATGTATTTCACTTGGATGTGTTCCGGGTCATCGAAGGGGCATCGAATCCGTCGTTTGCGAGGCGCTGGTGGTGGGGTCGTATCCATGATGTGTGTCCCATTATGCACACATGTAGAAACACTGGGGCTTTTTTTCTCACTTTTTATTAAATGTTTCTTGACCAAGAAAACCTACGACCGGTCATCGTGGCCATGGCTCTCTACATTGCCATCGTGACCCTGATGCCAAAGGTTGCGACAAAGAGCACGGGCGTCGGCGCGGTCGACGACCTCATCATGTTCATCATCAGCCAGAAGGACAGCATGCTCCAGGGCACACTATTCATCGGCCTTCTTGTGTTGGGGACGAATTACATCGTTGAAGAACTCATGTAATACGGCATCCTTTGACACTATATTTTTCGTGTGCGTGTGGTCCATGTACCGCAGGCGCTTCTCAAAAGCATCTCTCATGAATTCCAAGAGTTTGTCGGGGTCGGGTTTGCCCCAGTGGGTGCCCTTTTTGAACAAGAAATCATCCATCTCCAACTCTTGAAGTTCACACGGTATCAGGTAGGGCGTCTTCACGTACTCAGGGGCCCCACCGAAATCTGTGGCGATGACGGGTTTATCCCTGAGTGCGGCCTCG